GTGTATTATGTCATCAAGACAAAATTCACTCTTCAATCATAACCTGGACTATATCGGCCAGCAACCAAATTTACCGACTAGCTCACGAAGAGATAGAAGGTCGAGACTTTCCCCTTTTGAGGAGGCAAAGCTATTTAATTCAAGTGCGAATAGAGTAGACGAAGATCTACCCTATACGTATTCTTTAAAAATTTCGCAAATCCTGAAAGATAAGGATTTTAATCCTTTTTCAGTGATTCAAATAATGGAGAATACTTTTACAAGTATTGTCATACCAACATCCGAGAAGAATATTCTTCTTGCTTCACAATACGTATCTCAACTGCTTCATAACAGACCTGAGTTTTCATTTTCAGAACTTATGAATTGGTTCGTCAAGTTCCTAATTAAGACAAAAGAATTAATTGATATCTCTAAGAAGAAATTCTCAGATGAAATCAAATTAACTTATTCATTTGCTAAATATTTATATGCGCTCGCCGTACTTCGTTTCACTGAAGAAACGGAAAATCTGCCCTTGAGTGACTACCATTCTTATATAAGGATGGCGGAAGACCCTAAGGCCGCAGAGAAAATTAAATTACTTAGAAGTTATTTTCTAAGAAAAATTGAATCGAACCTAGCTATTCATGAAGAGATTTTAACATCTCTACATGAGCTAGGAAATTTCTTTATTCCTAAATCAGAATCGAAGATAACGTCATACGATGATCTTCTCCCTGAAGATTTCTTCATTTTTTGGGAGGAGAAGTGTGACGACTTCGAATACTGTCGAACTGCAGCAGAAAGACCGACTAGCAATCAGCTAGAGCTCTTCCGAAGGGCATGCCAAACGGTTCTTGACGATCCGTCGGTAGACCTGAAAGAGGACTGGCCAACTACAGTCGAAATGATACAGTCCATAAAGGACTCAAAAACTTATAACACTCAGACTAAAAAGACTGAGTGGCTTAAAGACGTAGCCAGAAAAAATTTGGACCGGCTGTTCGAAAAAAGTTTTTTGAATATTACTTCACTTAACTTTAAAAGAACAATCGTTCCAATTGCACCCGCGAATTACCGCGATGCATGGACGGCCGATTTTGATTCACGATGCTTTCTGTCCTTCTGTGACAAGAAGGTGAATAAGATTCTCGAGAAACATCCAAAGTTTGGAATGTGCTCGGGATCTAGTTTATCTAGGAAGCTCGATAGAATTAGACAACATCAAGGATTATACATGATGGTAGACTTAAAGAAGGCGGGTTTAACGCTGCCTTACTCTATTCTGAGAGTAGCTTGTGAAACACTATCCGATCGATTAAAATCGGACGTTTTCATAAGACTCTCCAAGATGTACGAGAACTTGTCAGTTCTCGATAAAGATGAAGAAGTACGAGTCCTCAGAGGTATGGGGCTCGGAATGCTGAATTCGATCTATACGTTTATTCATATAGCGATTTCAGAATTAATTAATGACGATGGCCTCTTCTTCTCAGATGATAGTGTATATCTACTGGGAGAAGATTACGCCAAGGAATCCCTTCCTACCGTGTATAACAATTATCTTGCTATATACGAACAGTTAGGTTTCCTTATGAGTCGAAAGAAGGGTATGATCTCCAAGGGATTTGTGTTCCTTGAAGAGTACTTTAAATTCGCTCATTACGACAACAGAAAAGTGCTCAGAATTAATATGAGCATGTTTAATTCTATATTCTCGAAGTCTAAATTCGAGGTAAAAATGAAATTTAATCAGATAGCTAGATCAATCTACCTTGAAGAAGGAAAGATCGATGAGCTATTCGACATATTAATACAATTTACAAAGCGAACAATTAACGTCCGCTTAGATTTAGAGAAAATCCTACCCGAGAAATTGGGAGGTTGGGGTCTGATCCCCAGAAGATCAGATTTAAATTATGACTTAGTATTCCTTGACAGGATTACTGAGTCGGAAGTTCCAATCGTGGCGCGAGCCATGAGGGTTCTTCCAGACTTAAGAAAGAAAATTCTGAAAAGAACCTTTCCTAAGTTCAATTTTAGGCCTAGCGATCTAGGTCTTCCAAATTATACTATAGAAGAAAAAACTCCTATAGATGCATTTCTGAGGAAGTATGATCCTCAGAATATAATAAAAAATCTAAGCGATTGCTTAACATCAATATCTATAGAGAATAGAGGGAGAAATCTTCTAGAAGAATCTAGAAAGATAGACCTCGCCATTCTCAGAATAGGTGACGATGTTGGCCCAGAGGATGGAATTAGTAAGTATGATCTTACTAACCGTCTAATGAACGCTGCAATCGAAGAAGGTGAATTTAATTTCGCGCTACCTCAAAATGTAGTATTACAGGAAGAAGTAGTCGACGAATTGAATATTATTAGAAACAAGACTTATAAAGTTTTTGTTCAAAAATTAAATGTCCCTATGAGCGAGATAGCTCACTCACAGGCTTATCTCTTTGGAGCTACGAAAGTAGAGCCGAAGTTTAAGATGAGTCGACCGATGCCCCCTTGGTGGGTGTATTGGTATGACCCTGACGGAATGATTTTACTTCATGATATGGATTATCTAGAAGAATATTTAAAAATCCAACTTTCACAGTTTGGAGCTCAGCCAGATCAAATCTGGCTTGATTATGTTCTAAGAACCAACAAGAGACCTATACAGGTTCATAACCTGTTTAGACCTTTATTTGAGGTTCCTAAATTACAATTCGACAGAGGTATATACCTCGTTACGCCTATTTTTAATATTATACATATTCCTCAGGAGTTTGAAGAAGACTTCGTAGAAATATGGTATAAGCTCTCGAGACGATATAGGGAATATCTTTCCTATGTCCTCCTTTCGGAGAATAAAAAAAGATACGGACTTATCCTATCTCAATTCAGACGTGTACCGTTAAAGTATACGTCCGATGAAGATATAGAAAAAGAATTCCGTTTAAATCCTATACTGTTCTTCGGAGATGACATTTCATTATCAGATGTAGAATCTGATAGTGAGGAGGAATCTCCTCATGATACAGTTACTCAGGCTATAAACCTGGGTCCGGTTCCGCGAAGGGAACCACTTAAAATTTTAGAAGAATATTATGATGAAGCTGAAAAACTTCTAAATAATATAGACTTAAATGAATTTCGTTCTCCAGTACTTGAAGAATATGAAATTATAAGAGAAGAGATCTTTAATCTCGATTCTTTAGCAGAGCTAATACCTCAATCTGAAGACGAGCCGATCACTGACAAATTCATACCTCTCCTGGGAGCAATTCCAGAAGAAGAAGAAAAAATCTTAGATGAGCCCGAGGAATTAAAGTATCCCGCTCAGACAAATTTGCAACTGGAGATGAATCCAGCTCTTCAGCTTATTAATTCTGTTGATTTATCATCTTTAACGGATGATACAACAGAACAGCTTGAAGAAACAGACTTTCCAGTCCCAGAAGGACTAGATGATCTGGACTTAGAGTCGTTCGAAGATAACTTCGATGATTTTTAAAAGTATTGATAGA